GAGCCATCATCAGCACCTTCATTGCAGCCCAGGCTGTGCCTGTTGGCTGGGATCAGACGGCTGGTGCGCAGAACCGAGTGGCACAGAATGCCAACTTCAAGCGCAGCGGCCAGGCACTTCTCAATGATTTCACCATGAACTTCAACGACCGCGAGACGGTCGCCGTATCACTCCAATTCCAGGGAACGGGAGCCCTCAGTTAAGCCACTATGAAGAAAGGACAATACATCAGGCTCTTGCTGGCCACTACCAGCAACCCGACAAAGGTTATTGCAGCCGCCAAGCAGATGGCCCTTCACGGCTCTGCTCAGACGGAAGAGAGTTCGACCAAGGACACCACGGGCGACGCTCTGGAGTACGACGTGACGGGACTCAGCTACGACATCACCGGCAGCGGACTGGTGCTTACCACCAACGACGCGCTGCTGACGGGTGCCAACGGGCTGAACGACCTCGAATCGTGGGTGAAAGACCAACTGCTCTACTGGCGTATCTGCGTCATGGAAGGCACGAACAACCGCACCGTGGTAGAGGAAATCGCCCACGGCGAGTGCAAGTGTACCAACCTGCAGATTCAGGCACAGAACAAGCAGAATGCCCAATACAACTACACGCTGAATGGTTACGGCCCCATCGTGCCCGGCACAGGAACCAAGTCCGTTGCCAAGACCAGCGGCGAAACTAAGTAAGACGGAGGGCGGCGCGTCCGTCCCCCGCTTTTTTAATCCCAAAAATATCAAGTAAACTATGATCCACGAAGAAATTACCCTTGCAGGCAAGCCCGTCACCTTGGGCTACTGCTACGCAACCGAAATCGCCTACAAAGACCTGTCGGGAGAAGACATCGCCGCCATCATCCAGGAGACCATCGCTTGCGTCAATGCCCAGCCCGCACGGATGCCGGACGCTAAGCGCAGCATCTATCTCGTGCTGTCCGCTGTCATGGCCTACTATCAGAGCCAAGACGAAGACGCGCCCATCAAGGACACCGACCTGATGAACGACACCACGCCCATCGAACTCGGCAAGGCTCTCGGCACCATCATCAATCTTTGGGCGAAGTTCTATAACATCCCCAAGGGCGAGCCAGCCGAAAAGCCAGCGAAAGGAAAGGGCAAGGCAAAAAACTAACCAACGCCCACGACATCTACCAGTTGTTAGTGGGCGAAATTGGAATCCCTCGCCGTGAATTTCTCTACGACATCCGCTTCTGGGAGGTGCGCCGCATCATCCGCGGCTACCGTCGCCGCGACCTACTGAAGCACCAACTGATGGCCGAATGTGTCTATGCCGCTATCCACGTCATGCGTGATCCACAAGGCAAGACCGTAGCCGACATGTTCCCCATGCTCTTCGACTACGACGATGACGACGACGAGCCGCCCCTCACCAAGGAAGACGTGGCAGAACTGCAGGCCGAAATGGACGCGCTCAATAGCCAGACGGACGAAAAAGAGACGGAATAATTTTGCCATTCCGTCTCTTTTTCTATAAAAACACAAGTAACCCCACGACGGCAATATTCCAGAATAGTGTATGTTCGGAATTGATGTTAACGACAGCGTAGTGATGCAGCAGAGCCGAGTGTTAGAACAGGCTCTCAGCACGAATCCAAAGACCCAGAAGGCCTTGCAGAAACTCATCCGCAAGGCCCTGATGGAGGTCAGGCCGGAATTGGTGTCGGCAGCTCGCAATGCAATGGACAGTGATCCACGAGGCGCAGCGCATGGCATCAGACTATCGGTGTATAAGAAAATCCTTGGCGGTAATGTCAATATCCTGAACATGAGGAAAAAGGCCGGCAAGCCTACCAATTACGAACCGCCACGGAAACTTCAGCCACACCAGCGAGGCGGCAACCGAGTGCCGCGAGGCACACGCACCGATACCGTGATGCACTATGGGCCTCACGACCGCCAATGGATACTTCGCTTCATCAATAGCGGAACAGGAGACCGCACAGCGGGCACGCGAGGCGGTAGGTTGTCAGGCAACCGTGGTGCCATCGCGCCGCGCAACTTCTTCCGTGGTGCTGGCGAGCGAGCCTTGACAAGAGCAGCCGACAACCTCGCCACGCTGATAGACAGCGAACTCGAAGCAATGCTGAATAAGAAGTCAACCGCTTGACTTTTGCAATTCAACCGCTTGACTTTCGCAATTCAACCGCTTGACTTTTGCAATTCAACCGCTTGAAATTATTAACCCCTAAATTTTAATTATATGGCAAAACTGACATTAAAGTGCAAGAAGATTCCCTTCAAGCACCCGAAAACAAAACAACCGGGCTTTGTGGCCCGTGTACTCACCAACGGCACTGAGTCGTTTGACGACATCTGCGAGATTGCAGGTATGAACACCACCTATGCACAGGAGGAAATTGTGGCCTGTGCCGGACTGATGCTCAAAGCAGCAGCCCGCCAGTTGAAGAACGGCAAGATTATCGACCTCGGACCTCTCGGCAAACTCTATCCATCGGTATCAGGTAAGTGGGTGGAGAAGGAGGAAGACCTCGCGCTGACCGACCTCACACCACACTGCAACTATCGCCCCTCTCAGGAGATAGCCGAAGCCATAGCAGGCGCATCTATCGGATGGGCTACCGCCAAGGACGAAGACAAGGAGAACACCCAGGAGCCTGAGAACGGCGACAACACAGGCGGCGAAGGCGGCAGCGATACACAGGACGGAGATATTGAGGGATAATTCTTAAACTCTCTTAAAAATTTAGGCGATTTCTTGCAACTTTGCGGGAAATCGCTTATCTTTGCAACGTTCAAAATTCAATCGTGGGCAGAGATGTCGCCCATATAGGCGGCTTTTTTTATGCCATATGTAATAGGTTAACAGACACAGCAGCACCGCGTCGGGTCACTGGATAACACCCCGAAGGCCTTCCCACGATTGAAGCCTGAACAGCGCGTAGTGCTGCTTGTTTTTTTTGTTTAAATATCAATCGTTATGAAAACAAAGTTTCAAAAGACGCTGGACTACCAGCAGAAGATGAACGAGGCAATCAATGCCTTAGTCAAGAAATTCGACCGCAAAGAAGGTGTGGAGTTGTCATCAGAGTTTGAGCTGTTCTCAGACGTTCAAACAAAGATTATGTCGATGCAAGCATATTGCGACCTCGGTCTTCGAAAGAATGACGACATGGCCTGTCATATACTTATTGATACGGCAGACATCACCTCGTTTTTCTCTGAAATCAGCGACATCTTCAAGTTGTTGCGCCCATTCGACGACATAGCCGAAGAGAATTGGAGAGCATCGTTAAAGGAATGAGCGTATGGAAGAGGTTTGGAAAGACATCAAAGGATACGAAGGTCTTTATCAGGTCAGCAATATGGGACGTGTGCGCAGCCTTGACCGCGACATCGTGACCACATACAGAGGAACTGTTCATACCAGGCATTACAAAGGCAGGATAATAAAGCCTAAATATGCTCCTGCTGGCTATCAAGGAGTGACGCTTGCAAATTCAGGGAAATACATTCAAGTGCAAGTCCATAGACTCGTTGCCATTCATTTTGTTGATGGTTATAAAGACGGACTCGTTGTAAACCATAAGAATGAAATCAAGGATGACAACAGAGCCGAGAACCTTGAATTTGTGACGTACACTTACAATAACACCTATGGTGAGCAGTTCAAGCGCAGATATGACAAACACAGCAAGCGTGTATTGAAATGCGACAAGGATGGCACCGTCATTTCTGAATATAAAAGTCTGCATGATGCAGCACGTCAAAATGGAACGAAAGCGACGGTTGTTTCACGATGGTGCAAGTCTGTCTACAAACCTCAAAACGGATTCATCTGGCGATTTGCTTAATAAGTAAACCCACGACACCAAAATGCGCGTTTAGTGTATAGTTGCACTAATCGCGCATTTTTTATGGCAGAATCAATTTTAAGACTGAAGGTTAATTCGCAAGAATACGACAACAAACTGAAACGGGCAACCGAAGGGCTGACTCGCTATATTGACGGTTGCCGCAAGATTGGCGGCACGCTTGAACAAGTGGAGAAAGAGACACTCGACTATGTGCGTTCTCTCGGACAGATGGAAACCACCAGTCGCACCGCTACGGGCAAGCTCAACGAGATGAAGAAGACTTTCGTGGATTTGTCGGCACAATACAAGTCATTGACCGATGCAGAAAAGTCCGCACCGTTCGGGCAAGGAATAGCCGAAAGTCTCGACCAACTAAAGCCACGCATCTTAAATGCCAAAAAGGAACTCGAAGACATTAACAAGTCGCTTGACGGTGGTGGCGGCGGGCTGCTTGCCGGACTCGGCGATAAGATGTCGGGTGCCTTGCAGGTGTTTGGTGGTAATCTGATGACCAAGGGAGCCGGCATGCTTGCAGGGTTGGCCAGTGAGATGGGCGAAATGGTACAGCAGGGCATCGAACTGGCTAAGCAGGGCGAGGGCATCCGCATTGCTTTTGAGCGACTGAACCGACCTGATATTCTTGATGGTCTACGGGAGGCTACCCACGGCACGGTGACCGACCTGGAACTGATGAAAGCCGCCGTGAAGTTCAATGATTTCAAGCTGCCACTCGACGAACTTGGCATTTTGCTTCAGTTTGCACAACAGAAGGCAAAGGACACCGGGCAGTCGGTAGATTACATGGTTGAGAGTATAACGACCGGTCTCGGACGTCAGTCATTGATGATCCTTGATAACCTCGGACTATCGGCATCCGAAATCAGGGAGAGGATGAAAGAGACGGGTGACATGACCTCCGCTGTTGCCGACATTATCCGTGAACAGATGGCAGCAGCAGGCGACTATGTGGAGACAGCCGCCGACCGCGCTACTCAGGCAGATGTCGAACTGAAGAACGCAATGGAAGACCTGGGACGCACTCTGTTGCCGTTACAACAGGAGGGTGCAAGTGCCTTCACGGGCATAGAAACAGCAGCCATCAATGCACTCAATAGCGGAGTGGCACCGCTCATTCCTAAGATTATTGAATTAAAAAGCGGCATTTCGGAACTATACACAAGTGTTTCTGAAAGTTCTGTTTTTAAGGGAATGGTTAATTGGATGAAAACTGGAATTGACGTAACCTCCAGATGGATTCCTCTATTGAAAATTCTCCGTGGACTGATGCAAGGGAATGCAGCAGGATCAGGCGCAAGTTTAGGAGCATCCATTGGTAAAGCCACGGCAGGCTACCAGGAAGTCGAAAATATCGGCGAAGTGGTAGTAACTGGCAATGCCCCATCGAGAAGGACAGGCGGTGGCGGTTCGCGCGGTGGCGGTGGCCCATCGATGCCAAAGAATGTAGGATGGGATAATTACGCAGACAAGGCCGCGCTTGCAGCGGTGAAGGCTCCTGAAATAGAAGGTGGCTCTGAGGCATGGAAAACGATGCGCGAGGCGATTGCGGGCTGTAAGGAGGAAATGGCTGACTACTCGGCAGAGACGGCCAACTGGACAAAGAACTACGACTCATACAGCGAGAATATGGAGAAGATGACCAAAGCAGCCAAGCAGCAACAGATGGCATTCAACCTTGGAGCTGAAGCAGCCAACAACCTCGGTGCGGCATTCTCTCAGATGGAAGACCCCGCCGCGCGTGCTGCCGGTACGGTGATTCAGGCTATCAGTTCTATCGCCCTCGGCTTCGCAATGGCATCTGTACAGGCTGGCGCATTAGGTCCAATTGGATGGATAGCATGGCTGGCCGCTGGTACAGCTGCCCTCGCCACCACTATCTCCACCGTCCACTCGCTGACGGGCTACGCCAATGGCGGTGTCATCAAGGGAAACTCTTACAGTGGCGACAACATCGGCGGTATGGTAGACGGCGGCGCGGGAGGTTTCGTCGGTTTGAATGCAGGCGAGGTTGTGCTTAACGCTGCCCAGCAGCGCGGGGTGGCGAGTGCGTTGAGCGAAGGCGGCAACCGCCGGATAGAAGTGTTCGGGCGACTGTCAGGCGAGACCATCTATCTGTCTTCTGACCGCTATACCCGCCGGACTGGTCGAGGCACAATCATGACTTGGAAGTAACGATAAACAGAAAGATATGGCAATTCTCGGGAAAAACATTGTAATATACCAGGGCGCGACGGGGACAACCCTGATCATCGCAGCCGCCAAGACATGCAGCATCAGTTATCAGACCGACCTGATAGAGATTGCATCCCCATCGACGGCCGAAGCCCGCGAATATGTGGCAGGACGCGACGACTGGAGCATATCGCTCAATCACCTGGTGACTGCCGGCGCACCGTTTGAGGGACTGCTGAAGGTGCGCCACAAGTACACCATCAGCGTTGTAGTGGGTGGCCAGCGGCGCACGGGGACGGTGATATGCCAACAAGCTGACCTAAACGGAGCCGTCGGCAATCTCGCCGAAGGTACGGTCAAGTTCAAGGGGACTGGCCGCTGTCCGTTCTACACGGCGTGAGTAACCCCTTGGCGGTGTTTGTTCGGATAGGTAAAAGATAACTATGGCATATCAGCAGAACTTCGCAGCACTCGACGGCACAATCATGACGCTCACCATCGGGAACGTGACAATCCCA